TGATTGGAGTTAACATGTCTATCAGCTTTAATCCTTCGCAAACACGTATAATCCTCGCTTGCGAGGAATATGCGCGAGCCTCCAGGCTTGTCGAGATAGCACATACTTCTGACACGCTTTCCGCGTGCCTCGAGTTTGTGCGAACTCTTCAGGAACTGAAGGATGCGGGCGGACTTGAAGGCCAACAGATGACGCGAGTCACCTCGGAGGCCCAACTCGTCTCGCGCGCGTGGCACCGATTTCTTCGTGAATTCGATGCGTATCGCCAGGGTTCGAGCAGGATGTCGATGGTACGTATGTACCATCGACTTCTGATTGACACTTTGGCTCCCTTCAAGCAGTAAGTGAAGGGGTTTTACCTCGCCACAAAGCGAGGGACTCTCTGGGAGAAACAGTTATGAAGCGGAGAACGCCTGAAGGTGAGTTATCTTACATGATTGCACGTACGGTCAACGAGAGTATGGTACAGAGCTCCTCAGCTCGGTACTATTACCCTTGGCGGCGTACGTACTCTTCTGTGGATACACCCAACTTTAAATTGGCAAAGATGTTTAAGAGTTTGAAAACAAACCCTTACTCAATGTCAATCGAGCGTTGTCAACCTCAAAACTGTGACTTCGTGACGTTCGAAGTGATTCCTGGTTACCCACCATTCTTCCGAATGGCGAGCTCCCAGCCATCTTTCGACTTCACGGGGACTTCTCCCTTCTCGCTGCTGCCTCCAGATCTGGAACAGTCAGTGAGAAATAGGGCATTCCAACGTATGTCGAAGCAGTTTAGTAGCGTTCGTGTCAACGTTGCCCAGTTCTTTGGTGAACGAAGGCAAACCGCTGAGATGTTCGCTTCTACTGCTAACCGCATTGCGTCGGCTGCGCGAGCACTTAAACGTGCGGACCTCAAGACCTTTAGCAAGTCCTTGGGCCTATCCGGAACGGAGACCCGGTCTGCAAAGCAGGCATGGCGAGCGGTCGAGAATACCCCGTCGTGGAAACGTATTCCCAACTATTGGTTGGAATACGTCTACGGCTGGAAACCTCTTCTGTCCGACGTGCACGCTGCTGCAGAGCTACTTGCCGAGAAGGTGGTTGGCCAACCTGTGTGTGGAAACACAAAGGTGTCAGCGTCACTTTCCCGGCGAGTGGAGTCCCTATCACCGCGATCTGGCTTCGGCCATATCACGGTTGATAATCGTGCCACCTATACTACTAGTGTTAGGTCAAGAGCCTATTACAAGCAGGATAGCGAAGCACAGTCTGTTCTAGCTCAGACGGGCATCTCCAACCCCCTGCTCCTCGCTTGGGAGCTACTGCCGTACTCATTCGTCGTTGATTGGTTTTACCCTGTGGGTAATTATCTTGAAAGCCTCACGGCTTTCGACGGATTCACCTTGGATGGTGGATACGTCTCAACTAAGATGGATGCGGCCTTTAGTGGTGAAGTCGGGGTCTACAACCAACCGGGTTACCCGTTTCGGACTGTGTCAGTTGGTGGGAGTACGTTAGCGACTGGTTGTCGCTATACACGCACTCTCAGCACACTGAATTACGTTCCGCAACTACGTTCCCCGATTGGAGGCGAGCCTCTTGACCGTTTCGCAACGGCCATGAGCTTGCTAGTAAACCTCTTCCAACCTACCCGAGCTTCATCGCGTCAGCGAGAGCTTTAACCATTGTGGCAACAGCCACACACTCTTTGGAGAAAACTCCATGTCCTCGCAAGCCAACATCGTTATCAACGATGGTCAGTCGACACCGGTCGCCAAGACCTTCTCAGCACGCGGTGCAGATATCAACCTTGCCGTCTGGAAAGACGTCTCGGGAGGTATCAGCATCGGGCTTCCCCAGATCACGATCTCCAATCGCGAGTCCGAAGGCGTCAACGGCTCTTACCGAGTCGAAGCGCGCGTCGTACTCCCCGTGTTGGAGACGATTTCTGGTGATGCCGGCGGGTATACCGCCGTGCCGAAGGTTGCGTACAAGATGTTCGGCAAGGTCGAATTGATCGCACCGAACCGCTCGTCGCTTCAGAACCGGAAGGACATCAAGGCGTTTGTGACCAATCTTCTCGGTCACACCGTCATGGCTGAAACCTTCGTCGACTTCAATCCCGCCAACTAACCAGGGGAGCTTTCCATGGACAACTATGGAAAGGTTTGGTGGCCGAACACGACCGGTATGGCTGTTTGGACCTTCGCACCTTATTGGCGTGCCAATAAGGGCGTTGGTTCATACGCCGCCTTTTCGGGTTCACCACTGAACATTCCTCCTTGGGCTATTATCCGTACTGGATATTCTCAAGGTGCCCCTGTGTCTGAGTACTTGGACATGATTCTAACGTATTTCCTTAACAAGGGAATCCATCTCTGGTATTCTCCTGTTACTGGCACGCCACAAGAAGCGATTGCGAAAGCTCTCGCCTCTGTGGTTCTGCCCGTTGGGACTGCGTCTGTAACCATGAACTTGTACTTTGACGGTCAGTTTGGTTCCGTGTACGTGGGTTAACGGGTGCATACATCATGTCTGCACACCGCACAGCCTCTGTCGGAAGAGTAGCCAAGGATATACTTAAAACTCCTATTCGGGGTGATAAGATTATCCGAAAGTTATTCCTTCAACTTTGCACCAGGTCGGGTACTCCCCTGGCAAACGTTGCATACAACCATTTTATGAATGGGGATTTCGACAGCCTAACCAGGCTGTCAATTGACCCGTTCTTTTATGATTGGAATCTTCGTTATGCCGACTTTGAGCTAGATTATCAGATTGTGAGCTTCTTTCGGAAATATCAAGATTTCGATCTTGGCATTAATCGAGAGGAGCTTGCATATGATAAATGGCTCAGAGCCGAGGGATCTTGCAAACGTACTAACGATCTCTTTAGATCTCGGTGGGTGGGGGCTTCTTATTTCCCTCACCATGTCGAAGAGGTATTTCACCTCGCTCGGCAGAAAGTCACTGAAATCTTGGGGACCGTTGGTCCTCGTGAGCTCGATTGTATCCGGTCTGGTGTACGTCACGGACCCGGTGCTGATACAGCGCTCCGCCGAAGCAATTCAAGCGGTTACGCGAAGTACCAGACTACCGGCACGATAACTCCTGCTTGCGTCACGCTCTACGATGATATCTTCAATTCTGAAGATTCTGATCGTAGGTGTGACTTTGCTCATCATGCGAGAACTGAGCACGACAGCAAGCTGTCTTTTGTACCCAAGACGGCGCGAATCGATAGGGCTATCTGCATCGAGCCGAGGTGGAATATCTACCTTCAGCTCGGTATAGGTGACCTTATCGCTAAACGACTCCGACGTTACGGTCAGGACATTAAATGTCAAGAACGTAACCAGGAGGCGGCACGCCGTGCCTATGATCATGGTTTGGGAACCATTGATCTCAGTTCAGCTAGTGATTCTATCTCCATTAATTTGGTGATCGATCTGCTTAGCTGTGCTGATCCACTTTGGTACGATCTCTTGCTTAAATCTAGATGCCATAGTACTTTGTACAAAGGCAAACGGATTAGACTCGAGAAGATATCATCGATGGGCAATGGGTACACCTTCCCTCTTGAGACGCTCATCTTTTACGCCTTGGCATGGGCCGCTACACGCTACATGCGTGCAGACACTCATACCGTACAGGTGTATGGAGATGACATCATAGTCCCGAGAGCCGTCTTCTCACTTCTCGTTGAAACTCTCGAGTGCGTCGGGTTTGCCGTTAACACGGATAAATCCTATGCGTCCGGTAGTTTCTTTGAGTCCTGTGGGAAAGATTACTTTCGGGGCCGGGAAGTTCGGCCGTTCTTCGTCAAGAAGAGCGTTCAGACTCTCGAGGACGCTATCACTCTACACAATCAGCTCATCGCTTGGGCTGGGAACAACCAGGTTTTGCCTGGTCTACTCAATCTACAGCGATGGCTCCTTGCGCGTGGTTGCGTTCTGCGAGAGATTCCACGCCATTTACGTCTCTTCGGCCCCACAACTCTGTCTGGAGTGTTTCACTCTGATTTTGTTGAGTGGTCGGCGAGGCGTGATAGGCATGGTCTGGAGGGAGTGTGGGTTCGAGCCTATGTAACCAAACCTGTACATGAGTATAGGTACGGCTACTTTGGGCTTTTATACACAAAGCTCTCCGCTGATACAAACTCGGGGCACAGGGTTGTATCCCTGGGTCTCAGAGCGAGTGCCATAAAAGACATCCTCGTTCCGCGGATCCCAGAATTCGTACTAGACGAATCCCGCGAGCTTGGATCTGCCTATTGGACCTGATAAGTCCATTGGCTTTCTCTTCCTTCCGGGGCTTCGTGAGCCCTTTTGGGAAGTGGTTGCGTAGTTGATTACTACGCGTGGTG